GAGGAGGTGGAGCTGGAGGCTGAATAGGAGCAATCAATTCTTGAGGCTTTTCTATCTGCAAATCGGTAAATATCCGTGTAGCTAATGCTCTTAAGTTTATGACCTGTGCTAAGGGGCCTTGTAGCATTTGTTGAAGAGCTTGTATCTTTATAAACCTATGTGCTTCGCTACTTTGTGTAGGATCTGCTACAGGCATTATGTCTAATTCTTGTTCATTAAATATCTCATGACTAACGGCAATATTAACTTTTTCAAATTTAATGAATCTTTCAAATGTCTTAGACTTTCCATATAAATGGAACATCATTTTAAATTCTTTTTTCAACGAATGGTACATTTTCTGCACCATTGGCTTAAATGCTTTGGTTCCTTGTTCAATCATAGCCAGCATTGTTGTGGCAGGAACATTTTGTCCTTCTGCATCTCCTGAAAGCACATCTGTAATCATGCCTGTTTTTTCTGCCGCTTGAATAAGCAGTCCTAATAAACTAAACAACACTTGAGATGGTTCTTTAAACGGTAGAGCCATTATTTGAGAACGTATGTCAACATTAGGAGGTATTTCTAACTGTGTAAACTTTCCAAGTTCTTGTTTTATTTCACGTTTCTTAGTCTTAAATGCTTTAGTGGTGAATCCGCCCTGCTGGTTAGCTAATGTTCCACTATCTATCAGCTGTCTAAGTACACTTGTTATAGCCTTGTTTTGATGGAATAATAATTGATTGAGTCCCATACTATGAAACTTTCCTGCTGGGTCATCAATGCAATGATAGTCAACTATATATGGACGAGGTATGATTTTCTTAATCTTTCCCTTAGCATTTACATGAATGTCTTCTTCTTCATACCCACAAAATATCCCTAATATATGTTTTGAATCTTTATGAAAATACACTATATAAGGTTCTTCGTATCCATCATCATCTAAATCTATATAACAAAACTGTTCTAAAATCTCGTAAACTGGATTGCTGTCTTGTATATCTTGTAAATCGTCACAGTCTCCAGAAGGTCCTGCTTTTAGTGAGTCCACATCAATGTCGCAGAACTTGCCTGCTCTAATATGTTCTGTTATTTCATTCTTAGTCATGAAATTACGAATAGTTATTCGTCTGCTTTTATCTATAGAACTAGTGTTAGAATTAATGATAACATCTTCAGGACTTATTACATCACTCATCACTTTATCTAAATCGGGGTCAAAGCGAAGCTTTCTGAATCCCACTCCCCATGCACAATACATTTGTATTAGCTTATGTGATTCTTTTAACCAACTATCGCTATCTAAAAGTAAATCATAAGAAAAAAAGTCTCCCACCATTTTAGCTTTAGCTTCTTTTGTTCCATCTGGGTCTGGACCTAATACTGCACATTCGGCCACCCTATCATTTCTCACTAAGTGGGGAATAAGTCTGGAAGCTAATTGTATTGTTGCAGATGCTAATAATGGATAAATAACTTTACAGTGGGCATAATTCTGTGTTCGTTCACTATTTGCTTCTGCCTTAATCATCTTCAAGGCTTCTTTGTTCATGTCCACCCAATCTTGACAACTGTCTTCATCTATGTCAAAACCATGGGAAGCATTTACTATTATTTCATGTAACTCATCATCATCTAAAAGTTCTGCTACATTATCTGATTTAACAAATTTTAATAATTTTTCTACTGACATTAATCAATACCCCGTAAGAGAATCTATGTCTCCATGATCTCTATGTTCATCGTATGAATCTACACCTGCCATTTCAGCATCATAGTGGCTAACAGCTATCATTTCAAATATGGATATTCCATATCTAAGCGCATCTAATAGATGGTCATCCTGGCTTCTTGCTGGTTTATTAGGATCTTTACTGTCGTATCTATATACTCGTATTTCATCTAATATTTTAGTAAGATTAGAAAATATCTTCAACATCCCAGATTCTAGCATGTTATAAACTTGGGCAATTCCTGTTATTAAACTATTGTATCCAGGATGTAAGTCTAGTCCTAATGTTCTAAAATAATCAATTCGCATTTTACCGTCGTCCCGTCTACCACCTCCTGAAGGATCTGCAGCACCTGACATCCAGTCTCCTCTTTCCTTTATAGCATATGCATGTTGGCTATCTGGAAGTTTACCTCTCTTATATTCTGAGTAGACATATATTATTTGTGTAACAGGATCTTGAGCCATCCATACGACAGCTGTGTTATTCCATCCAAAATCTAAGCTATACGCCTGAGGAAAATATTCTGGAATTTCTAGTGGGGTCACTACAAAGTCGTCTTCGGATATAGGATATATTCTTCCTGATCCCAAGGCTGGTATTCCTTTCGTTCGTGCATCTCGTTCATTAGGGGGCATTTCGGCTATCATTGTAGCCTTATCTTCTTCCGTAAGGTGGGGAGCATCGTCCCAGCTAATAGCTATTGCATACCTATCAGGGTGCTCTGGATGAGTGCCTCCTGGAGGGAAGCGTCCATTAGGGAGATAACGCATAACAACTTCACTGAGACCTTTTAGTGGGGTGAACATCATCATTACGATGCCAGGTCTTTTTACACCTTTAACTCCTCTAGTTCTCATTATACACTCTGCATAAATATCTTCTGGAGGTTCTTCATCAAAAATTAATAAATCTAATGTGGCTGCTTGAAATTGATTACGTCCCATCTCAAATGTCTTAACAGTGACAGAACTTGTTCCTCCGTCTTTGTGCTTCACTTGAATTTGACCTAAAGCTCCCGGAACTCCCGGCATTGACTTTGTATCGTGTAGTACATCTTTCTTAATTAATCCTGTACCTAGTTCCTCACCCACAGAACCTAATAGAGCTTGTTGCATAGAATCTCGCCACAGACTTCCTGATTCACACACCACCCACACTTTAATTGCTTTCTTAAATACATATCCTTCCCATCCTTCAGGATACTCACCTGTCATGTGGTACGCAAGCTCCGTAGCTCCTGTAAAACTCTTACCTGAACCATTACCTCCTCCGAGCACTCTAAATCTATGTGTAGCTCCTGCTTTAAAGAACTCCCAATGCTTCGCATAAGCAACACGTGAGAAAGGTCCTTCAAGAGGAAATACGGAGTCTATAAGGTTATATTTCTTATGCTCTGTAAATGCTTTAATAGCTGTAGCTATATTTAATAACTTATTCCTATCCATAAAGGCTATTCCTTTATCCAATAAGACATCTTATTGGTCATTCTAATGTTCAACTTCTTTCTCTTCTTCCCATTCAGCATCTGTCATCGGCTCTATTAGTTCGATAGTTGGTATAAGTTCTGGATGTTTTTCCATGTGACTTCTAATGTATGCTAATAACTCTTCATTAGTTTGTTGATTGAGAACATTCATTGTATCTATATTAATTTGTGTGTTAGTTGTTGCAGCGGAGGGCTTCTCACTCCACCCGTGACGGTATTTACCTAAGTCTCTCCAGAACTGATAATCGACATCTGATTGCTTAAGCATACCTTGCCTGCCTAAATCTTCATGAATGGCATCAAACGCAACCTTGCCCCTTTCATGGGCTTCCTTGAGTTCTGGCATTTCTTTTATCCAGCGATAGAATGTAGAACGTGAAATTCCCCATTGAGCCATCACTTCTGTATCTGACAATCCTGCTGCCATTTTTGTGTATAGATTAGCACAGTGTTGAGGTTCGTATTTTATCATCGTTTTCTTTTTGTGGCTGATGCTGTTAACAATTCAATAATAGCTTTCTGTGATTCTTTTATTTCTTCTGTGTCACCTTTTAGATTATTTAAACTTTCTTTGAGCACCGCTATTTCTGCCTTATGTTCCTTATCTGCGGTTTCCAAACTAGTAAGTCTATTATCTATTTTTTGTCGTTCATATAGCACATAGCCTCCTAATGCTGATATAAGGGCTGCTATTATGTAATTTAATTTATTACATATATCTTCCATATTATAAATATCTCCATGGGATACCCCAAGCGCTTAACTCAGGAGCAATGTCATATACGCTATTTACTTTTATCTCATTGTTAACATTAGGGAACATATCCCATCTATAAAACAAATCGTCAGCTAATGGCCAATGAGAATTTGCTATTTCTATTTCATTTTTATTGGCATCTATTATTCTCATCCTAATTGCTCCGCATCTGCTACGACTTTGTTTAACATCATTTTTTCTACAGAGGAGGTTGCCTTAGAAGCAAGTCCGCTTAAATCTTTTTGTAAGGACGATCCCTGATATTTATTTTTACCATGTGTATCAACTATTTGATTAACTTTATGTAATACTGCTGATCCACCTAAAGCTATGTTTAAAAAATTCCAAGCTTCTATAGGCACTGGCATAGCAGATAGGGTTATTCCAAATGCATGAAACAGATTAACAAAAATTAAACTGTATATCCAACTGCATCCTATTAGTATCATGCAGAACCACATACATGCCGAGTGCCATTGACCTAACCAACCTTGGGCTGATTCGGCTATTATTACACTGTTTGCTGACTGTCTATCGGCTGCTTCATTATTGGATTCATCTTCTTTGAGTTGATTAATCACTTGCTGTAATTGAGCATTCGCTTGGGTTTGAGCAACTGGATCGGGAAATAAATTTTTGAATATGCCTTGAAATACTGGAAGTAATGCTAGAAGAGCGCCCATCTATTTTTCCCTACTAATTGGTATCACTTAGGCAAAGATCTAAATTCAACACTTTAACCCATTGATTGTACACATAATAAATGTGGACTTCCCATCCACTCGAAGGTTGCTATCTGCCGAACCTTTAACGAAGTCGTCGTCCAAGCATTAGCTTGAATTTGAGTCTTTGCCTAAACTGCTTAATTAGAGCAGTCTCTATTTGTATCATAGCACACTGTAAAGTGGCTGTCAAGAATTATTTTAAATATATTTGTAAAGAATGTGTAAAGAAGGCTGTGTCGCTTTCGTGGGGGCCTTCGCACCGCCTCATGACGCTTGAGACACTTAGCTATTACATTCAGCAGGGCATTGGCATACGAGGGTTCACTGGCATTCCAGGACCCTTATGTGGAACGCTCTTCTGATTAGGGAAGGGCATTTGTCTAGCTGGACCTATTGGCATAGGCATTGATGGAGCAGGTGCATTGGGGTTCATGGCCATTTCGTTTTCCTCTTAATATAAATTTGAAGCACACTTGGCTTTCAGACTGGATAGTTACTTTATACCTATCTCTTGCCGTTCCTGTCAATCTCAGGTCACTCATCAGTATCCAAGGATCTACATGCATCGCTTATAGCTGTACTTCAAAACTAGTTGTGGGAGCGGGCGCAGAGCACAGATAGATGCTGCGCAGTGTCTTCAAAATGAAGTGAGTCCTTCCCTTAATTCGCAATAGTTATAATTGCTCCTAACCTAATAGTAGCATTATTTAGAAACTCTGTCAAGGACTTTTAACACTTATTTTGTAAAGAATATGTAAAGAATTGATTCTTCCCACGTTCTTGTGAATTTGCCGGGTAGTGCGTTTTAAATTGGGAGTATTCTAAGGAGATTCACAAGGTAGTGTGAAAATCAATCTCTTAATGTTCCCTTAAGGAAACTTCTCTTTTTGGTCCGTAAGCAAGGAGTGGGTCCTCTAAATTTACCGTTGCTTAAGAAGCTATCTTGTCCCTACCCCCTTCCGCCTATACAGTACTGGGCAGACGCTGGGCAGCGACCGATGCGTTACAGCTGCTACAGAAGCTCAACACGGTACGCTGGTGAGTAGCTGTGTAGTTGTATTGGTTAGTGTATGATGTCGTGTCACACGCCTGTAGAATTAGGCGCACAACTGGCATGAGATATGCCTCATAATAACATACATGAATGTAGTGAATGGATGTATCATGTATCATGTTAACCATATTGATATATCTATTATGTTGTCATGTAATGCTGTGTTATAATCAATTACATATTCTTTACACTTGCGTTGCTTGATATGTACAATTAATATACTACAATAAAGTATAAGCAGTACATTTATTGAACATAACAGGAGTAGCGAACATGAATAGTAAAGAATTATATGATATGTACGATGAAATGTTAGACGAGTGTAATGATGAGATTAAAATAGGATACATAACATTTAGTCCATCAAGAGTACTTAGTGAGCTAGACCCTATAGCATATAGTTGCGGATTTAGTGACTGGTTAGATAGTGAAGGATTAGTAGATGAAGAAGAGTAAAAAATATGTAAATATGTACATTTATTGAACACATGAGCTATACTTTAAATAAGAAAGAAATTTAACTAAATGTACCTTAGGGTGCATAAGGAACTGATGTGAACACCGATGACTTAGAACCAGATCATAAGTGCCCAATACAATTGATGTATAAAGAACAATATTTACATGAATATGACGGCACAATGAGACACGAACACCAGTATCTAGTGTACACATATGAAATGTCAAGGAGCAATGATGAATAATTATACAGACAGAAGAGTAAATAAAGAAAAGGTGGACGTTATTAAGCTAATGTTAGACAAAGGATATCGCGAACAATTTTTTAAACAAGAGAATAAACGCAGACAAGAATTAAGGGAGAAATCAAAATGAACATTAAAAACATAGGTGCCAATGTAATTCTGTTGAAAACTAACCATGGTAACGAGATATTGTACAGTTATGAAATACCAGTTGCAGGATTTACAACAAATGGACGCAACAGATATTTTAAAACAAGTGAAAAATACAGTAGAACAACAACAAAACATATTAATAAATATTTAGAAGGTGTTGCAGATGAACATATACAAGTGCTGTCTCCACTGGATATTGAACTAATGTTTTTAGGAGAATGATATGAAAGCATTTAAACGCGACAATCAACAATATTTAATAATGGCACTTAACACAACAAACGATGAATTTGTATGGAAACATACTAATGTCACGCCCTTAAAAGAATTTGTAGGATGCTATGAAGGAAAAGAAGAACGTAGTTATTTAGTGCCTTATTCAAGTGACGCATTGAAGCTAGCTCTAACATACAATCAACATAGCGTGCTTGCATTGAGTCCGTTAATCAACGGCAAGCGACAATGTAGGGTGGCCATGACTAAAACGTTTCCTAATGATATGATAGTGGAGGGTGAGTTTAAAAACGTAGGTACAATGCCCCCACAGAGCAATAATTGGACATATGACATTGAAACAGGCGATTATTTCATTATAGAGTAAGGGGACATTATGATATTATTTAGCATTGGGGTGGGCATAGGGATATTAATAGGTGTATGGATGGAAGAAAACATATTTTAAAGGAGGGATTATGCCAAATTCCCAGCGAACAAAGGAGCATATAAGAGCAATAACAAGCTTATTTTCATTATTTAGTATTGCCAGTATGTTGGCGTTATTTGGAGATATTTGGAGTACGGTTGTTAATTTAATATACAGTGATCATACAATAATGAGAATATTGATATTAATATTGTTGGTGTGTTCTTTAACAATAATGTTGGTGGTTTTTCATGCATTACATATTAAATCAGTTAATAAGGGTATTAAACAATTTGAAGAACAGGAAGAAATAATACTAAGAATCAGAATACAGAAAAATCTTGAGTCGCTATCACACAGGAGGTTAATAAAATGAGTGCCATTAATTATAGACAATTGAATGACGCGGAAAAACTCGATTTATTGAGGTTGCTCTATCATGATTTAAAGAATAAGGAAAAAATAACGGCTAGGGATATTGAACAAAAAGCTTTAATTGTAGCAGAAACGCAGGTCGTTTACAATAGGATTAAAAGGAGAAGTAACTAATTTAAGGAGCAATCATGAAACTTAAATATAAAGTGCACTATAAAGGAATACGGAAATTAAGTGAATTAACTAATATTGTAACACTATTGACAATAATAGGGAGTTTTATGTTTGTATGTTCATTAGAAATTATAGGAATAGTATTGTTGATAATTGCTTTTGTAATTTCTTTTTATATTTGTGGGCAATATCATATTTCGTATATAGCTAAGATTAAAAAATAGATGTTAAAACAAAAATTGTTTAATGTAAA